TGAATAGGATTAAATGTACACCTTCAAAAACCCTTGACATTTTATGTCAGGGGTTTTATAATGTCTATATCATTGATGAGTATCTATGGATGATTTAACTAAAAAGAAATTAGATAAGATTGCAACACATCTTGGTGCTAAGGTTGATTATATGACTTGTTATGATGCTCATAGTAGTTGGAATAAAGTTGTAATTGAATATAATCATAAATTAAAAGAAAAGGAAGGAGTTTAATATGAAAGAAGAATTATTAGAGTTATTAAAGAAAGATGCTTACAAGAAGGGTGAATTTACTCTTTCATCAGGTAAGAAGAGTGAGCATTATGTTAATTGTAAACCAGTAACATTAACTGGAAGAGGATTAACACTTTCTAGTTTATTAATATTGCAGCATGTTGATACACCTTATGTTGCAGGCCTTACTTTAGGTGCTGATCCATTGGTATGTGGTGTTTCATTAGTATCTGCATTAGATGGTAGATTAGTTAATTCATTAATTGTTAGAAAAGAACCAAAAGGTCATGGAACTGGTGCATGGATAGAGGGTAAATTACCGCCAGAAGGAACTGGTATAACTATATTGGAAGATGTGATAACAACTGGTGCATCTGCACTTAAAGCAGCAGATAAGGTAGAGGCTGCAGGTTATAAGGTTAGTAGAATAGTATCCATTATTGATAGACAAGATGGTGGAAGTGATGCTATTAGAGAAGCAGGATTTGAACCTATTAGTTTATTTCAATTAGAAGAAATCGTATAAATACCTATTGGGTAGTTTATTAATTATTAAATTGAAGGATAAGAAAGCAGCAAAGTTAATCATTAAGAGAGCTAAAAAGCATCCAGAGTTATATACAAAGGAAGAAGTTAGGTTTGCAAAAGCATTTAGAAAACGTCTTAAACAAGAGAAGAAGTTGAAAGAATCTGATTAAATTACACACTATTCATTTGGAGGTTGTTATGCCATTATCTCAACAAGTTGAAGATTCTTTGAGGGAAGCAGAGGCTAATTTGAGAAATGCACTTGCATTTGCAGCAAGACAAGAAAGACCATTTATGTGTAAAACTATATCAGAAACTATATTTAAAATTGATAACATCATTAAAACTGATGAAATACTTGATAATTTAGATGAACGTATTGAGGGTGATAGTGGTCAACATCCACCATTCTTTCAAGATGAAGATTACGATCTGTAAATATAGTATAAAGACAATATTAAATTTATAGATATTAAATATAACTATGTTATAATATCAACACATTCTTCCTCAAAACCAATGATTAACCTAGACGAGCGATACCATTCTTACTTAGATGGAAGTAAAAAGATGAGAATTGATGGTATGGAGGAGAGGGTTAAGGCATACGGTTGGCATTGTGATGGTAATGATATTGTGGGTCATTATGTAACAACAGAGAATTATCAATTAACATATAATATGCAAGGAGTCTTTAAAAAGATGGTTCCACTAAGAGAACTGTCACATTCTAGTAGATAAATTTTGAGTTTTGTGTAATAATAGGCTATAGGTAAAAAAAAGTATTATGAATCAGTTCTATCAAAAGGAAATCGGTGGGATTCTTGGAGCATGTCTTCTTGCTGCATCTACACCAGTTCTTGCTGATGATTACCGATATGGATATTCATCTAGTGAAGTATGTTATAGATCAGAATATAGAGAAGAGTATGTTCCTGGAACAGCAAGTTCACCAGGATATATAAAGTCTTGGCAAGATACTATTGAATATCCTTGCAGTAGATATAATAGAACGAGAACACCAGATAATACGACTAGAACAAGAACATACGAAGAGTATGATGAAAATGATTGCACCGATGGCAAACTTGCTGGTGCATTGTTAGGTGGTGGTGCTGGTGCTGCTCTATCAAGAGGAGAAGGTAGATGGTGGGCAATCCCATTAGGTGCAGTTGTTGGTAGTGCTATTGGATGTGATGCTGCTGGTGGTTAGAAACCAGCCCATTAAAGTGTCATCTAAGTGAGAAACAGTTGAGGGTCAAACTACTCTGACAGTTTTGAGAGGGATATGTGGTTCCTATGCCCCGATTAAGTTTGGGGGTTCAGGTGTAAGCGATTCCCATAGGGTAAATTTGGGCATATAGGTGAAACCTTGCAGATGCCCCACTCCCTCTCAAACAAGAAGCAGAGAAATGACGTTTGATTAAAATGACTTACCCCTCAATGTTTCTCCCGCTATTTTGGGCGTTGATCTCGCAAGCATTAAGTTGCTAAATGCCAATTCGTGTAAGTCCCACACACACTAACGAGGAGATGGATGTGCCTCTCGGTTCGCAACCGAAGAAAGAACTAACATCCGCTAGCTTTCTACATTATTAACACAAATGGCAACAAGATCACGAATTGGATTATTACTTCAAACTGGTCATGTGCTATCAGTCTATCATCATTGGGATGGTTATCCTGAGTGGTTAGGTGTTACTTTGAAAGAGAAATTTAACACTTATGATGAGATAGCAGAATTGATTGATGGTGGTGATATATCTTGCTGTGATTCTGATTCAGATTGGAATCTTCAGAAAGTTGATCTACACGTTCAATATTATAATGATCGTGGAGAGAATACTGAACCAAGATTAGACACTACTGTTGAAGATTATCTTTCTAAGGGTGAAGAATATGCTTACTTATTTGAAAACAATGAGTGGGTATGTTATAAGTTACCATATCAGGGTGAACCTTATGTGGTAAATATACCAGAGAAGGAGACTGCTGATGTTAGTTGATTTATCTAAAGACGAGATGAAAACTATTATTTTCTATCTCATTGGTGATACTAATCCAAAAGCAGTTAGTATTGTCGATAAATTACAACCCATTTCAGAAGCTTGCACTTGTAAGGAGGATTCCAATGCCAAATGAAAAGCACTTCATCAATAAAACTGATGAAATGATTGAAGAATTTATTGCTGAATGTGAACGAGAAGCAGCAAAGTTAGAGATCACTGTTGATTACTACCTTGCTGAGTTTATTGTTTGACATTTGTTACCCTATCAGTTAGACTGGTAGGGTATTTTAATACATATTATTAGTGAATATAGAACTATGGCAGAACTTAACCCTGAATACAAATTAAGAATTGAAGAACTAACCACAGAAGGTTGGACTTTAATTGATAATAAAGCAGTTAATCTTACTAAAGAACAATGTGATGTTATGTTAAATGAATTTATGGAAGCTGGTGTAACTGCTAATAGAATGAGAGCAGTTTATGATGTGGGAACACCATATCAATCTCCAAAAAACTAATATTAATTAACAACAATGTATGAACCTGAAGTTGATGATTATGTCATCTGGGATAGAGGTGAATATGGTATTGATGAAGGATGGGTCTATTTTAAAGGAGATAAAGTAGATAATGAGAAAAGAGTTAAAGATGGATGGAAACCAGTTGCAAGATATATTACAATAGAAACTGGTGTTAGACCTAAACCACAATGTGAGTATTCAAAAAATGATCCTCACAAATATATTCATACATTGTTATTATGTTATGATATATCTTGGCATCAATTAAAGTTTGTTAAACATAGAAATACTAGAGAGATACAACATTATTCACAGTATGATGATGTATCAGGTATTGAGGATAATAGTGATAAATTATCAAGCATGTATAAATCTCAAAAGGGAAGATTGCCAGATTATTAACAACCAGCCCTTTAAATTGTTCCCCTTATATAATACAAAGACATTATGACTTCAAAAACTTCAACATCTGCTAATTTAAAAGAATTATTTGAACTTAAAGAATCTTGGAGTAAACAAGGTTTTGTTTATACTAATGAACAAAGGAAAAGATATGATGAGTTATTGAAACTTAGAAGAGAAAGAGTTAAATCATTTTATAAGAATGATAGAGTCTTTAAAGGACCATCTTCTAAATAGAATATAGGAATATTCAATATAAGAATGAAAACCTTTCGGGAATTTAACTTAATCTGCGAAGCTATCTACGATAAAGATAAGAAATCTGATGTAGATCTTGAAGTAGGTAAAATAGGTGCAGATAGAAAGAAATCTGCACCTGAAAGAAGGAGGGTGAAAGCAGTAGGTGGAGGTAAAACTGCACCTGCTAAAGACTATAAAGCACGTAAAGATATAGGGCAACAACGTCAGGCCTCGACTAGAGTTCAGCAACCTGAGAAAAAGCGTGGAACTGCATCTTTATCTCCTAGAGAACAACAAAGAAAGGCAGCACAAGAAAGAAGAGCAGCTAAATCTGGTGGTAAAAGTAATAAGAAAGAGTTAGAAAAGAAAGCAACTGCATTATTATCTAAGAAAGCAAAGAAGGAAGTTCATCCTGATTATAAACCACAGAAAGCTAGTGGTCTTACTAATAAGGAAAGAAGGCAAATTAGAAGACAAGGTAGTAAATTAGTAAGTCATTTAAGAAAAGGAATTGAGAAATCAGCATCACATTATCAACCAAAGAAAGTATAAGCAGCCCTATAAATTGTATCCCTAGTGTAACTATATGCGTCTGTATGGCGTGAAAATACCTTTTATGGTATAATTATTGTAATGATTGTTATTTAATGATTAAACTTCGTGAACATCAAAAGACTGTAATTGACACTCTTAGTGAATATAATAAGGGTCAAATTATAGTTCCCACTGGTGGTGGTAAAACTATGTGCATGATTGAGGATGCAAAGAAAGTATCTGGAACTGTTGTTGTAGTTGCACCTCGTATATTATTAGCAAGTCAATTATCATCAGAGTTTCTTGAATTTATAGATGATGTTGATATTCTTCATGTTCATAGTGGAGAGACACATCACTATAGCACAACAAATGCTCATAAGATAAGAGTATGGCATAATAATAATATTCATAAAAAGATTATATTCACAACATATCATTCATTACATAAGATACAAGAAGCAGATATTAATATTGATACAATATATTTTGATGAAGCACATAATAGTATTCAAAAGAATTTTATTGAAGCAGTTGAGTATTTCTCAATGTATGCAAATCGTTGCTATTTCTTTACTGCTACACCTAAACATTCAAAGACACCATTTAAAGTTGGTATGAATGATAGTGATATATTTGGTAATGTATTAATTAATGTGCCAGCACCAAAGTTAGTGAAAGAAGGTCACATATTACCACCTAAAGTTGTAATTAAGAAGATAGATGTCGTGGATGATAGTAGATTTGGTTATGAGAAAGATTGTGACCATGTAATATCAACTATTGATGATATTGATGTTGATAAGATACTTATTTGTGCAAGATCTACCAAACAAATTGTTAGTTTAACATCACTATCTGATTTTTGCATACAGTTAAAAGATCGTGGATATAACTGGATGTATATTACTGCAAAAACTGGTGCTATTATTAATGGTAAGAAAGTTGATCGTGAAAGTTTCTTTAATACCCTTAATAGTTGGGGAAAAAGTAATGAAAGATTTGTAGTATTGCATCACAGTATATTATCTGAAGGTATTAATGTATCAGGTCTTGAAGCTGCATTGTTTCTTAGATCAATGGATTACATTGGTATTAGTCAAACAATAGGTAGAGTAATAAGAAAAGGTAGTGAATCTAAAACTTATGGTTTAGTTGTTGTTCCATCTTATGATAAGGTAGGTATAACAACCTCACGTAAAGTTGAAGCAGTTGTTGATACTGTATTCAACAAAGGTGAAGCTGCTGTATCGGTAATTACAAAATGAAAGATTTAGTTTTATTTGGAGATTGTAGAAAAACATTATCTGCTTTTATTGATAAACCTAGAATGTGTATTACATCTCCACCTTATTACGGTTTAAGAAACTATGGAGGGGAGGATTATCAGATAGGGTTAGAAGAATCTCCAGAAGAGTATATTCAAAACCTAGTAGAAGTATTCCGAGAAGTGCGTAATCTGCTAACTGAGGATGGTACATTGTGGGTAAACATTGGTGATAGTTATTATAACTATAGACCTGGAAAAGGGCAAGGATTAGTTAAACAAACTGTATCAAAGACTAAACAAGATTTACCAGACAAATGTGCAAGACGAGGTAATAAATTAAAAGGATTAAAAGAGAAAGATTTGATTGGTATTCCGTGGATGTTAGCATTTGCATTAAGAGCAGATGGATGGTACTTAAGGCAGGATATTATATGGAATAAACCTAACCCAATGCCAGAAAGTATGCGAGATAGATGCACTAAATCCCATGAATATTTGTTCCTACTAAGTAAGAACCAGAATTACTATTTTGATGTTGATTCTATTAAAGAACCTACTGTAACAGGTAAGGGTATGAAAAGGAAGCGAAGTGTTTGGAATATTAATACATCTTCATATAAAGATGCACATTTTGCTGTATATCCAGAAGAGTTAATTACACCAGCAATATTATCAGGTAGTGAAAAGGGTGATATTATTTTAGATCCATTTATGGGATCGGGAACAACAGCGAAAGTTGCAAAATCATTAGGAAGATATTACTTAGGGTGTGAATTACATGAAAGTTATGGTAACTTAATCAACAAGAGGGTTTATGGATAAAAAAGAATTAAAATCAATTGCACGTTTCTATAAAGATTGTGAACACGGATTTGCAACTGATGATGGATATTATGCTGTTCCAATTATGGGAAGTAAGACACAATTAATGGTGATACATGAAGGTCAATGGTTAAAGAAATGTAGGAACGAATTGTCTGCTAGAAATTATATCAAACAATTAAGAAAGCAGAAAAAGTAATAACAACCAGCCCTCTAAAGTGTTATCATAGTGTAAGGGGCAGTCAAATGCCCATCCCTGAGACTCTTAATTAGACTGAGTAAATCAGTTAGCATAGAGTCAGACATCTGGGATTTGACTTTCCTTACTTTATTATTGTTTATTTTTGACTACTTATGGCAACTCGCAGAAGATCATCCGCATCCAAATCTGCTACTGCAACTATTAAGAAGTCTCCGCAATCTGTTACAAAAGTAACACCAACTAGAGCAAAAAGGGTAAATAAAACAACCCGATCCGCAAAAGTTGTGACTGAAACTGTAACTGAAGCACCTAAAGTTGAGACTAAAAATGTAAAGTCTCTGCTACATGATTATCCTCGTGATGGATTTTCGTTAATACTTCTCCCTCTTCTTTTACTAGAAGCAGGAACAAAAGAAGCATTAAAGTTAGCAGGAGTTCTTTCCTAAATGTTACTTTGGGGATTGTAATATCCCCATTTTTATGTTATAATTTATTATGAAAATGTCTAAGAATTTACATCTCGAACATCCTGAAGATTCCATTTTAAATGGTGAACTTAGTGTATTAAATTGGTTCACTGCTGATAGTAACATATCGGCAAAGATTGATGGATCTCCAGCTATAGTTTGGGGGTGTAATCCTTCTAATAATAAATTCTTTGTAGGAACTAAAAGTGTCTTCAACAAAAAACTCATCAAAATCAACCATAACCATACCGATATTGATAGAAACCATAAAGGAGAAGTGGCAACTATTTTGCATAATTGCCTTGACTATCTTCCTTTTACAACTGGTATCTACCAAGGTGATTTTATCGGTTTTGGTGGCAATAGTGATTTCCATCCTAATACCATCAGATACGATTTCGATGAAAAAGTAACACAAAAGATTGTAATTGCACCTCATACATTATACACAGCAGAGGATGATTTAAGAAATGCAGTAGCACATCCTTTACAATTTGAATTGGAAAGTGATAATGATGTATTGTATGTTCAACCAGAAGTTTATATTGATGATGATAGGGAAGATATACAACAACTATGTGATTTTGCTAGGCAAATGTCAACATTATGTAATTTCGCTAATGATAAACAAGTAACACGAATTAAGAAGCAATTAAATACATGTATTCGTGAAAATATTGATTTAGATGAATTAACATTAGATGCAATTGCAGTTGATAATAATGTGGATATAAATGTATTGCGTTTATGGAAATTAATATGGTCAATTAAGCTGGATATGTTTGAACATATCGTGAGATATGATGACATTGATTGTTATATTGGTAGTGAAGAATGTGGTCACGAAGGTTATGTTATGAGCAACGAATTTGGTTGCTATAAGATAGTTAATCGTGAAGTATTTTCTCGTGCTAACTTTATACAATCTAAAATGCGTGGATAAATGTTAATAACCAGCCCTGTAAAGTGTCACCCTAGTGTAAGGCATACATCCAAATTTGGTAGTCACTCCCTTACACACTATTTCACATTTATCTGGAGGATTTAATGACAGTTGCTATTCCAACAATCGCAGTATTTCCTGAAGAAAAACTTACTTTAGATCAAAAGATTGAAAAGTGGGTATGGTATTATTGCAGAAGTTTGGAAGAA